TTTTTAAAACCCTTTTTAAAATTAACAAGAAAAGAAAAAAGACAATTTAATCAATCTAAAATAAATTAAAATGAAAGAAGAAACTCTTATCAAAATGGAATTTTTGTTGACACTCAATGATAATATTGTTGTGCAACGATTCTTCAACGTTCGTAACTTTAATTCGCAAGCTGGTCGCTCATATGACTTGGCTTACTTCATGAAACAAGTCGAGGAAGATTTGGTAAATGATTTGAAGATGAAAACTGTCATGTACATGATGGACAACCAAGAAGCGATTTATCTTGACCAGGAAATCTTGAATACCTCAAACACAGATGGTCCAGAGAACTTTCACATGTATGTCAAAATGGCAGACGAAATTATTTTTCACCGAATTTTCGATGCAAAATTATACCCTCCAAAAGTAAGATACACGGTAGACGTGCGTCCCAGCTTGAAAAATATTTTGAAAGGACTGACTGACACTTTTTCAACAGAAGATTTGTCTTATGAGTACATGGACTACGACCTATCTCGGTAATATTTACTGAATACACTGCAGATTTATGACGAAGAATTTTGATTATCTAGGAAACACTTTTCAACTCCAACTATTAAACCAACTCATCTTAGATAAAGAATTCGCCCAGTCGATTGTTGATGTTTTAGAAGCTTCATACTTTGACAACAAGTATTTCAAACTTGTTGTTCAAATGGTGAAGGAGTACCATGCAAAATATCAAACTACACCAAATTTTGAAACTCTTGAGCAAATTGCTAAGGCAGAGATAAGTCAAGAACTTGCTCTGAAAATAGTAATCGATACAATCAAGCAAATACAAGATGCTCCATTCGATGGTAGTGTTTTTGTTCAAGAAAAAGCTCTCAAATTCTGTAAACAACAAGAGCTTCAGAAAGCAATGGACAAAGCACAAAAAATCATCACAAATGGTGATTTCGAGTCGTATGACCAGGTTGAGAGTATGGTTCGAGAGGCCTTACAGGTGGGTGAAAGAGAGACAGGTACATTAGATGTATTTAATGGTCTTGATGATGTTTTGAATGATGATTATCGACACCCTATTCCTATGGGTATTGATGGTATCGACAGACTGCTGAAAGGTGGATTAGCCAAAGGTGAAATCGGTGTTGTATTAGCACCAACGGGTGTTGGTAAAACAACTCTCATGACTAAAATTGCAAATACCGCATTTAGCATGGGTTACAATGTTCTACAGATTTTCTTTGAGGATAACCCAAAGATAATTCAGCGTAAGCACTTCACGATTTGGACGGGTATTGAACCGGATAACTTGTCTATGAGAAAAGACGAGGTTATGGACAAGGTAAAGGAAATTCAGAATACTATGGAAAACAAACTGATTCTGAAAAAATTGCCTTCAGACACCATGACCATGTCCCAAATCAAAAACCAGGTACGCAAAATGATTGCAGATGGAACTAAGATTGATATGATAACTTTGGATTATATTGATTGTGTGGTTCCTGACAACACAAAAAATGATGAGTGGAAAGCAGAAGGTTCTGTTATGCGTCACTTTGAAGCTATGTGTCACGAGCTTGGAATTGCGGGTTGGACTGCAACACAAGGTAATCGGTCTTCGATTTCCTCTGAAGTTGTAACAACTGACCAAATGGGCGGTTCTATCAAAAAAGCTCAAGTGGGTCACGTAATCATTTCAGTTGCAAAAACACTTCAACAAAAAGAAATGAAGTTAGCAACAATAGCAATCACCAAATCTCGTCTTGGACAAGACGGTGTGGTGTTTGAGAATTGTAAGTTTGACAATGAGCTTATTATCATCGACACGGAATCTTCAGTTACTTTCTTAGGATTTGAAGAACAACAAGAACAAAAGAAAAGTGACCGAGTTAAAGAGTTGATGGAAAAGAGAAAACAGAGGGAGCAACCAAATAATTTGGTTTAATCCAAATACATAATTTTATATGCCATTATAAAACCAAAACTAAAAACAATGAATACAACAGACATTCAACCCTCTAATGAGCTACGTTACGTTATCAAACGAAGTGGTGATAAAGTCCCTTTCGAGGAAAATAAAATTATGAACGCTATCTTAAAGGCTATGCAATCGGTTGGTAAAGTCGACCAAGAAATGGCTGAAAAGATTGCAAGAATAACAAAGAAAGGTATCTTTAGGAACAATAAGATTAGTGTCCCTCATGTGGATGAAATCCATGATATGGTGGAGAACAAACTAATGGATAATGGTTTAAACGACGTAGCTAAAGAGTATATTATTTATCGCTCAAAGCATCAACCAAATATATTCATCAAGCGAGTTAATTTGAAGCCTTACGAGTATCCAAACTTGGTTGAGTATGTTGACGCTATAAGACACTCTTACTGGGTTCATACCGAGTTCAATTTTACCTCGGACATTCAAGACTTCAAAGTTCACTTGAGTGAAAAAGAACAATCAGCTGTGCAACGTGCGATGTTAGCAATTTCACAGATTGAGATTGCGGTAAAAACATTTTGGGGTGATATCTATAAAAAACTACCTAAACCAGAGATTGGAAGTGTAGGAGCAACCTTTGCAGAGTCTGAAGTTCGTCATGCAGACGCATATTCTCACCTTATTCAATTATTGGGTTTGAATAGTGAATTTGAAAATCTTTTGGAAGTTCCGGCAATCCGCCGTAGAATAAAATATTTGGAAAAAGCAATTTCGAATACCAAAGCTATTGATAACCAAGACTACTTTGAATCTGTTGTGTTGTTTTCAATGTTCGTTGAGAATGTTTCTTTGTTCTCTCAATTTTTAGTTATCATGTCTTTCAACAAACACAAAAATGTTTTGAAAGGAATGAGTAATGCTGTTGAGGCAACTTCTAAGGAGGAAAATATTCACGCTGAATTTGGATTTGATATTGTAAATCTCATCAAAAAAGAAAATCCAAGTTGGTGGACACCGGAGTTGGTTGATGATTTGATTGAAGCTACTAAGGACGCATTCTATGCTGAGTCAGAAATCGTGGATTGGATTTTCGAAAAAGGAGATTTGGATTTCCTAACAAAAGAACAGACAATTGAATTTATTAAACACCGTTTTAACCTATCTTTAAATGCTATTGGTATAGATAATGTATTTGAAGTAGATGCAAAACTTTTGGAAACAACAGAGTGGTTTGATGACGAAATTCTCACAACAAAACACACAGACTTTTTCAACAAGCGTAGTATCAACTACAGCAAAAAGTCAAAATCAATTACACTTAACGATTTATTTTAATTAAACAACAATAATAATATGGAAAATAGAGAACCCTTTGACTGGATTAATGAAGAGTCAATTACATTTCTTCGCAGAGGATACCTCAGTGAAGGTGAAGAACCCCTAGAACGTATCAGAACAATTGCGGACCATGCTGAAAAAATATTAGGCATTGATGGTTTTGCGGATAAATTTTACGAATATATGGGTAAAGGATGGTATTCCTTATCTTCTCCTGTGTGGGCTAACTTTGGAAAAAAGAGAGGGTTACCTGTAAGTTGTTTTGGTTCAAACATTGGTGACAACATTGAATCAATTCTTTACACTCAGGCTGAAGTTGGTGAGATGAGTAAAATGGGTGGTGGTACCTCAGGCTACTTTGGTAACATCCGTGGTAGAGGAGCAGAGATTACTGATAATGGTCATGCTCCAGGAGCTGTTCATTTTATGAATTTGTTTCAAAGTGTTGTTGATAATATTTCTCAAGGGTCAACTCGTAGAGGTAGATTTTCACCATATCTTCCAGTAGAACATCCAGACATTATGGAGTTTTTGGAAATTGGTACTGAAGGCTTCCCAATTCAGGATTTGACACATGCTGTAACTGTTACCGACCAATTCATGGAAGAAATGATTGCTGGAGACAAAGCAAAACGAGCAATTTGGGCTAAGGTAATTCAACGTAGAGGTGAAATTGGGTATCCATATATTATGTTCACAGACACGATGAATAATAAAGCTCCCGAGGTTTACCAGGAAAAAGGTATGAAGATTTATAACTCTAATCTTTGTTCAGAAATTGCTTTGCACAATTCTGAAGAAGAGTCTTTCGTTTGTGTGCTGTCATCAATGAACTTACTTCATTATGATGAGTGGAAGGATACTGATGCGGTTGAGATGATGGTTTATTTCCTTGACGCTGTGGTAACCGAATTTATTTCTAAGATTGATGAACTGCGTCACAATGGAACAATCGAAGGTCAACGAGCATTCTTCTATCTTGAAAAGGCATATAATTTTGCTTCACGTCAGAGAGCTCTTGGGCTTGGTGTTCTTGGGTGGCATTCACTTCTTCAGTCAAAGGGACTTCCTTTTGATAGTAGAGACACTGCTAGATTGAATGTCGAGGTTTTCAAGTTGATTAAAGAAAAATCGTATAAAGCTTCCGCAGAATTAGCTGAGATTTTTGGTGAACCAGAAACTCTTGTTGGTTACGGGAGAAGAAATGTTACCTTGAATGCGATTGCACCAACAACTTCTTCAGCATTCATTCTTGGGCAGGTTTCTCAGTCAATTGAACCAATTTGGTCTAACTGTTATGTTAAGGATGTTGCTAAATTGAAAGTAACTATTAAGAACCCAGTTTTGAAAAAGTTACTTTCAGAAATAGGTAAGGATACTAAAACAACCTGGGATAGCATCAAGAAGCATGATGGTTCAGTACAACACCTTGAGTTTTTAACTGACGAGCAAAAGGAAGTTTTCCGTACATTTGCAGAAGTAAATCAATCCTCGATTATTAACCAAGCTGCTGTAAGACAAGATTATGTTGACCAGGCACAATCGTTGAACTTAATGATTTCACCCGATATGCCTACCAAGGATGTTAACAAACTTTTGGTTGAGGCATGGCAACTTGGGGTCAAAACTTTATACTATCAACACTCAATGAACTCGGCGCAAGCTTTTGCTAGAAAAAAACTGAATGTAAACGACCTTCATTGTGTTGCTTGTGAAGCATAAATGATTTTCGAATCTGATAAATTGAAAAGCCTAATACGAAAGTGTTAGGCTTTTTTGTTTCTTATAAAAAAAACCAAGGTATATTTATCTGATATGGCAGATGGAGTAACATATGGTTTAGCGTTCCCTTTTGAGAATTCAAATAAAGGGGATTATTTACTACTTACAGAAACACAATTTGCACAAATCCGAAGTGACTTGATTCACTTACTTTTGACAAGGAAAGGTTCAAGATACTACCTACC